CTGCTTCGAATAATGGTTCCCATTTGACAACAGTTTTTGAAAACTCTCGTCTCAGGTATCTGAATTCATCTCTCAAGCAAACCGATACATAAGCCACGTTGAGCAATCCACTACCTAAAGAACGTTGTGCAGCTTTACCAGCCAATCGTAAATTCTCGTGGCTAGCTCTGATAGCCTCCACACTTGAAGGATTATCAGATACAAAGCCTAAATCATCTAATGTTAAACCTGTTTCTCCAGCGAATCCTGCAGCTGCCATTTTCAATTGTTCAACAAACGGTGTCATGTTTGCCGTTGTAAACTGTCCGACTGTTGGTTTATCGCCGTCATCATCTTTGGAAAAAGTTAATAAACTTGAAACAGTAGCTTTCCATTTGTCCATAGGTGCAGCATCTTGACTTGTTCCCAAAACGTATTTTTGAGGGAATGAATAAAACTCCGCTGTGATTTCAGCACGTTCAATGGTTCTTTGCGCTAGTTTCTGATAACCAATCCCAGAACGAGTAATTCTCGAACGTCCAAACGGTCGGTCTGCATCTGGTCGGTGAATAATTGGCACTAGCAAAGGAATTCCTGTTGGATTAGGAATTGAAAATGATTCAGAACCTTTTTCATAATAAATTGTTTCATCTGGAGTGAAGTAAGCTTCAAGAATTGCATTGCCATTATCATCTCTTTTTAGGACGGCATAACCTTCCGTTAAAAGATTAGTGATAGGATCTAATACACCAGTTGCATTGCTCGATTCAATAACTTGTAATCGTGGTAAACCATCTTCTCCTTCTGAAATATAAATGAAACAACATGAACCAATCAATGCTGATAGAATCGCACTATCAAAAAATATATCGGGATTGTTGTATTGAAAAATTTCATTCACGTTGAAATTGTCGTTAGCAAATTCTCTGAAGATTAATCTGTCTGCTAAACTATCAACTGCTTTAGTAGCCCAACCTAGAACACTACGATAATTATCTCTGATTCTTGTAGGAATTGTAATTCCCGTTGAATAATCGTATTTCTTCATAGCGTAATAGTCGTATCTCATTTGAACTCGACTGCTATATCCAGCCAATTTACGACTTAAATAAATTTTACCTTTTAATGCCATTATTGCTCCTCCTATTTAAAATTTCGCGCGAGAAAATATGCACAGTGACGGCGTGAAGCTCGGCTTGAGCCTTGGGTAGGTACCCACCCCCTATCGTTAAGGACGATAACTTGACCAGTCTCTAGTCTGAGGTAAGTTGCGATTTCCTACAATTTTTGTACTCTCTCTTGCTTCGTTAAATAACTTATCACTTTTTTCCCTATTACAAGTCCAATGAGCAAGCTGAAGATTTTCTATGTCACTTGGATGACCACCTTTATTGATTGGAATTACGTGATCAATCACTGGTGATAGCGGGTGTGGATACTTTAGTTTAGTATCAACTGGCTTCCCACAAATGCCACAAATGTTTTGTGTCTTGAGTATTCTCTTTTTATTTTTCTCAAATGCAACTCGATGCGGCCCAATTCTATCTGGTCGTGCCATTCTATCTTTCTCCTTTTAAATATTAAATACCTCTTATCTTTTGAAGTTTCTGATACGTTGTTAAATGTATTAGATAAATTTTATTGATAGGGAGGTAGTTTTTATTGTGTGGGGGTACTTTTCATTGGTGTAGGGGTACTTTTTTTATTGATACGGTGGTGCTTTTTATTGAGTGTAGGGGTACTTTTTTTATCCCTTTTTATTCAAATAAGGTAGGGGGGTGAATTTCTCATATCTTATATTGTGTTAAATTCAATGATTCCCACTTTTCCTTTATTTAATAATGTTTTTAAGCTTTCTTGATTTTGAATTTACATTTTCTCAATATGTTAAATTAAATCTCTATAAGTAGAAATCATCCATTGATTTATCCTGTTGATCTTGTTGAATCCCAATGTATCTTAATGTAATATCTGGACTTGCGTGGTTGAATAATGTCATCAACATTGCTACATCTTTTTTGTTTTTGTATTGATGATACCCAAATGTTTTTCTCATTGTGTGAGTTCCAACATTTTCTACTCCGATATCTTCAGCAGCTACTTTAAGAATATAGTATGCAGCTTCTCTTGTTATTGGTTTATTCTTCCCTTTTCTACTTCTAAATAGATAGTCATGAGGGTTCATATCTTGAATATACTCTTGTACTTCTTTTCTTAGAGATTTATTCATTTTACGTTTGATGATTTTTCCGGTTTTCATCTCTCGAATATTTACATATTGCCCGTGAACATCTTTTACTTTTAATTTAATGATGTCGCTGATACGCAATCCAAGATTGATTCCAAATACAAAAAGCATATAGTTACGCTCGTTCCATTCTCTTAAGTAATCTTTCATTGCTTGGATATCGTCTAAATCTCTTATTGGTTCAACAAAATTCATATGTATTCCTTCTTTCTAATAATTAAAAACCTCCCCAAATTAATTGGAGAGGAAAATACAAAGGAGGTTTGACAATTCCGTTCGATTGTCGATGTACGTCGTTGTGTATCTCATGCGTTAAATACACAAAACAATTTCAGAGTATGGCAGTCTGAAATTGTTTTCTGTATGTAGAGTTGTTAGATTTAATAATTGGGAGATTACTTTTCTGTACACAAACTCTACAATACATAGTTTAGCTTTTTAGTAATTTTAAAAACTACAATCTTTTTGTTGTAAAAAATACAAACGTTTTGTATTAAAAAATACATTTTTATTTATACTTATCTACTTTAAGTGAATATGCAAATAACTCTAAAGCTTCTCTTCGTAAATCTCGTATTGATGATTCACTATAATTCAAATCCATTCCAATTTTAGTATCAGATTCATTTTTAAAGAAACAACGAATTACAATTACTCTATATTTCTCACTCAATGAGTTCACTGCATTATCAACGTATTCAACGAACTTAGCAAACTTAGTTCCATTTTCCATTGAGTACAATGCAGCTCTTTCTGTACTAGAGTGAAACTGGTTTGTATTCGATGGGGGAACTATGCTGTAACTTGGTGTGATCTTAGGATACGAATTCAAATATAATTTGTTCATTGCTCGTTTGTACGTAGCAATCACCTTATATACTTCTCGCTTAGTGTTCATATAGTCAAATTCTGGAATATCCAATAATTCAAAATTATCCATTTAGTTCCTCCTTCAAATCCTACTTTAATAAATCATTTAGCTTATCTGGTTGAAATCCGCAGAAAGCAAAATCAAAACTTTGATTAATTGCTACAACTGGTAATGTAAAAAATCCATGTTGTTTTAAAATCTCTAGAAATTCTGGTTCTTCAGATACATCTACATTTTTAAATGGAATGTTATGTTCTGTTAAAAATTGCTTTGTAAATTTACAAGGCATACAATCTGGTCTACTGTAAACTGTTATCATTCTTCCACCTCTTCTAAATCAATCGTTGGATCGATTTCATCAGCTGTTGTTAAAAACTTGGCAGACTTAAATTCAGAAATTTCATTCAGCATTTCTTGAAATCTATTGATAAAATCATCTGTTGTATCGAACCATAACCCGTCAAACATATCATCAATGCCATAATTCTCTTCCGCTTGTTCAAACAAGTCTCGCAATACTTGATTAGCAGAAAACTCAATTCTATCAGTGACAGTAGTAAAATACTTACTTCTTTCTTGTTCACTCATACTGTTCCAACACTTTTTGATATCTTCAGTAAATTCACTATTGCTGCCGTTCCATAAAAATTCGCAATCTACATCATTTATACTAATCATTGTTCCACCTACTTACTTTCTGTAATTTTGAACGGTAGTATGCTTTCAGGCATATAATTAATTTCATATTTGTATTGATCTACCGTTGCTCCTTCTAAATCTTCCACAACATACATATTCCAATTCGTTAATTTAACAATATGTTTTTTATATTTATCTTTATCCGTTTCTACAACCACTGTTAACGTACTCGTGGACTCTTTACTACTAGTATTGTCGTAAATTGAAATTCTACCAATAACTTCAAATTCCACTTTGTCTGTTCTGGTATTAATGACTGCAACACGTCTAACCACATTAAAATTGTCTGCTTCTTTTGAAATGTTATGGGACACTTTACCTGCTTCTGTACAGGACGCAAGCAATATTGTTAGAAAGGATAGCAATAATAATAGTTTCTTATTCATTCTTCCACCCACAATCGTTTTATCTCATCGCCAAACAATTCAATAGCAAGTTTTGCGTCTGATTCTTTTCTGAAATAGCCGAAAAAATTAAAATCTTCCAGATTACAAGAAAAATGTATTTTCCACACATCTGTTATATGATTCAAACTAAGATAATATTTAAACGAATCCTTATCAAAATCTGGTTCCCACTCCCCATTACACTTATCCCTAAACTGTCTGAATCGTGTAAGTAAGATACGTTTATCGCGTTCTTTTTTTGCTTCTTGTGCCGTTTTAAACATATTCCCTACTTCGAAACAGTCTTCGTCATATTTACAACCTATCCAACGGTTAAATATCAATTCGCCGTCAATATCCAAACCCCAATATTCTTCACTTTCTTCAAACGAATAATCAATCACAGTTTTCTGTTTCTCACGTTCCAACTCTTTCTGCAACTCTTCTGTTTTCGCTTTTAACTCTTCTATTTTCTTTTCTAACTCTTCTATTCTTGACATCAATCATCACACTCCATTTGTTTAATAAAATCGCATAATTCTTTCGATATTAAAACACCTACTAATGTTCCACAAGACTCATAATAAAGAGTATTAGTTGCATAGCAAGTAGTGTTAATTCTTGCTGCTTCTTTTAGTGTATCTAATGTTTGTTTTAAAATTTCAATAGGTACTGTACTAAATTCCCAAGTGTGTCTATATTCATATTCTACTTCATCCAGAAATTCTTTCGCCGAAAAAGAAAAGGAACAAGTCTTGTAATCCATATTGCTTAATATGAAATTTATTGCTAATGCTTCTCTTCTTGCATATTTGTATTGCGGAGAAAAATCTCGAATTTTTTCATTCATAACTTTAGTGTATTTCATATTTTTAATACTCCTTAATTATCAACATACAACCTCTTAATTTCATGACCAAACAATCTAATAGCTTTCAAACAATCATCACGATTTTTAAAATAACCAAACACATTGAATCCTAGAAGTGCATCGCATGGTCTTGCAATAAAAGTGTCGCTAATCCAGTAAATACAAAATTTCGACTGCTGCCATCTATTCCAGTTAGGAATCCAACCATCATTTTTTTCATCTCTAAATCTGTTAACTCTAGCTAGCAAATTTCTCCTATCTCGTTCTTTTTCTGCTGCTTCCACTGAGTTGAATTGATTACCTTGATTGAATATTTTTACATCTAGTTCGTTGTTATGACTTCTTGTGTGCCACCATATAGATCCGTCTATTTGTAACTCGCAAATATTTTTCGTGATATTTTTTTCAACATCTTCACTCATCCACTTCTACCCTTCCGACTGCATTTCCAACTGCTTCAAAACATCAGTGCTGAATTTTTGCAATCGCACAGCACCAAATCCATGTTCGTCTCTCAATACTTTAAGAACTGCTGCCATTAGAAAAGAAACAGTCTTATTCGACTTGTATCGTTTCATTGTCTGTGAAAATTTTGGTGTCTTCTCTAAACTACGCTTTAATTTCTTATTGTACTTCATTCATCTTCTCCAGTTTATTAATCGCAAATTCAAGGTTTACTTTTGCTTTTTTTAAATCTTCCAACTGTTTTCCTTTTGATGGCGCACGTAAAATATACTTCAACACATTGCAAATCATTGCCCCAACGTAAGAATTTTCGTATTTTGGTATAAAGTTTTGCATAACTTCATCGACCTCTAAACCATCCAATCCTTGATAATGTTCTGGATGATTCACCATATCTTTTTTGTCGTCTTTCCAATGATAAAGGTCTACCTTGTCAAGAGTGTGTAATTCCCACAATCTATCCATATGCTTTCTAAATTCAGTGAGACTAGTAATTTCTTCCCTCATTCTTATTCTCCTTTTCTATTTCGTTTGATCAGCAATAATCTTTGTCTAGCAGCCTCTGATAATTGAATAACTTTCTGACCATTTACTTCTTTACAAACTTTATTAGCTTCCAATTTTGAATCGTACCATTCTGCATTTCTTACTAATCTTTCGTACAAATACAAAACATTTGGATGTTCTCTAATATCCATCATTGGATAAGTTTTTGTACGACTATAAAACAATCCATTTCTAACAATTACGTACATGCTTCCTCCTGTTAACTCTTATTGTTTCCATGCAATGCATTATCAATCATTTCTCGGACTTTTTCAGGTTCCTCTAAAACCCAATAACTATCGCCACTCTTTGCTTCAACTATTGTTCCTCCATAGTGAAATGTATAAACTGCACGAATAGCTTCAATCATTACGTTAATTGGTTCATTATGCTCATAACTTGTTAATTTAATAAAATTCATCTCTTTTTCCTCCTAAAACGGTAAATCGTCATCTTTGATATCCACAGCTTCAAACACTGGAACCACTTCAGAACCTTTGTCCTTTTTCTCTAACAAATCAAAACTTTCAACAAGAATTTCAGTTACATAAACTTTGTGTCCATCTTTCTCATAACTGCGACTTTGCAGCATTCCTGAAACTCCAATCAAGGAACCTTTTTTTGTGAATTTCGCTAGATTCTCTGCAGTCAATCCCCACACAACACAATTAAAATAATCTGCATCGTAAGTGCCGTTGCTATTCTTGTATCGTCTGTTTACTGCTAATGTAAATCGTCCGTATGTTTTCCCTCCAGTCGTTTGTTTCAACTCTACATCCTTAGTTAATCTTCCAATCTCTGCTACTGTATTCATTATTTATCCTTTCAGTTTCAAATTTTAATTCTCTTATCGCTTGAACAAAATTAATCCAGTTCTGGTAAAACAATGTTCCTTCTGGATCTTTGCTTTTTGCAGCGTATAGCGCTAGAATTGCAGCATCTCCAGTCTCTAATACTTTGAACCCAAGTAGTCGTTCACATCTAGCTATTTCCAAAGCGTAATTAATATAAAAATCTTTGTCAGCTTCCAGTTTCTGCATGTAGTCCAGCAGTATCGTGCTGCCTTCTTTAATCGATCTGTCGAGATATACTTGAAGTGACTTAATCTGCTTTTGAATTTTTTTTGCTTCTTCAAGTGGCAGCATAACCGCCTGACTTTCTTCCAGTCTTTCACGTTGCATAATCTTCAAATAATCCCTAGCGTTCATTCGAACACCTCCTGAAAGAACATTCGATTTTTGAAGAATTTGAATTTCAAATCCATCAATTCCCCATCACGATTCTTTCTAATCTGAAATTCAATTCGTTGATAGCCATCGTTATTCTCTTCGGTTTCAACATTTGTCAAAAATCCTACAACGTTTGAATCTTGTTCTATGGATCCTGATTCCCTCAAGTCCGACAATTGAGGTGACTTATCTTGTCTACTCTCAACACCACGAGACAACTGAGAAAGTATGATAATTGGAATTTGATACTCATTTGCTAGTACTTTCAACTCTCTAGTTATCTCTTCAATCTGCAATCGTCTATCTTTCTTAGAGTTCGCAACTTTAATCAACCCAACGTAATCAATCACAGCAATATAACCATTTTCCTTTGCAGTTGATGCACGTTCTTTGATAATCGCTAAAATTCGATTGATATCAGAAACTTTATCGAATACTTGAATATCTTCTTGACGATAATACACAATAGCATTTCTCACAGTCTCTTTTTCAACTGGTGTCAACATCTTATTCATGTTTTTGAAGTAGTATGATTGAATTCTAGTGTTCAGTGATAAAAATCTAGCTAAAATCTCACGCTTCGGCATTTCTAAACTGAATAAATCAACTCTCATACCTTTGTTTCGTTCTAAACATTTTTGAATAAGGTTAATCGCAAAAGCAGACTTGCCTACGGCAGGTCTAGCACCTATCGTGATTAGCATTCCAGCTTGAATTCCTCCACCTAAAGCACTATCCATTTGAGAAAAAGTTTTAATCCCTTGAGGAGCATCGTTTTCAAGTCTATACTCGAACAAATCAAAAGCCTCTTTCAGATTGCCTTCATCTCTACTAGTGCCAATCTTATTCATCTCGGCTAGAATATCGAACATTGTCTGCTCTAGTTCGACCGTTGGAAAGAAATTGTGTTCTTGTTTTAACTCGTTCAATGTTTTCCTTAAATTGTTTCTGTGCAGCTCTTTAGATAAATACGACAAATTTTCAGCAGTGGAATACTTTGCTTTAAGATTCAACAAGTCGTCATACGTAAATGTCACATCTTTTATTTCTGCTTGAGTTCTAGCATACAAGTCCATCAATCCGTCAATCTTTATGCTAGTGTCTTGTAGCTTATTCACGATGATTTTAAAGAATCTATTTTCAAACCAGTCCGACTTAATAAATACTTTGTTGATGTTGTCAAAGTCATGAAGTGCAATCGTCATAATCATCTCTTCAAGATCCTGTTGTCTATCTATCTCAAGTTGATTCATCTACCATCGCTCTCCATTTCGCCCCATACGTTTTCAACATGAAATCCTCATAACTTTGAGTTTTCTTAGTCTTAGTCTCTATTACTTGAGGTTTAACTTCTTGATTCAAGTAATCTTCAAACTTGTTACTAAATAATGTTCGAGGTCTTAAGTACATCCTCATTGTTTCTTTAGGTAGCCACTCTTTGCATTTAATATCAATAACTTTCTTGATATCCTCTACAGAATAACCTTTTCTAAATAACGTATTTAATAACGTTAAAGTCTTAGTTGAATTGTATTCGTATCTAGTGCCTGCTTTTTGATTAAGATAATCAATGACGATTCTATGTTCATCAGTCATTACAACCATTTTCGGTTTCTCCTCTGAACTGCCATCAAATGAATTATCAGGACTATATATATTATATCTGTGTATTCTCTGGTTATTGGTAGTGACAATCTGGCACTCTGCTTGGTGACAATCTGTCACTATCGACGTGCCACTTTGGCACTCTGGACGTGCCACTAAATTTTGTTCATTTGGAATTTGATTATAGTAGTCATAATTCGGAAGTTTTTCTACTTCTAGTTTGTCAAATTCCACGTAATCAATGGTGTACCAATTTGTTTTGTCGATATTCATTTTGTTGAATCTTTTGATAATGATTAATTTTCTTTTTTGTAAGTCGCTAACAATTCTTTTTAGTGTTCTAACTGAATAAAAAGGAAAATTCTTTTTATGCCATTCATCAAATGTTTTATAAACCCAAACTCTACCTTCTTTTATATTCTCACTAATTAATAACCAATAGTGTAGTTGTTGTATAAATATTGCGTTGTCTAACCCGATTTTAGCGGCTAGACTTGGTAATACTTGTAAAGGAGGTTCGTTAATTAATAAGTTGCCCATATTGTAATCTCCCCTATATTTTGTTATAATTTAAGTACGATTGAGGCGGTTGAATAAACCGTCTTTTTTTATTCCATCAACTCATTAGCAATTGCTAATGCTTCTGCGTGCGTTTTGAATTTAGTGACAAATCTTAAAATGCCCTTAATTTCCAAAAAAACACCACTCTCCGTGTTTTTGATAGTTCCTATAGTGTTTCCCTTATCATCTATCAAATCGTCCAAATTTTCATCGAAAATATTCATCTGACACAACAATCTCATTCAACTCACTTCCTTTCATTGGGAATCCGTAAACATTAAATGCTCGAACAATATCAAATAGATGTTCTTTATCTTTTGTTTGTTCGTACAAATCAACTGATATTTTAATCTGCTTAATTAATGATTCTTCTGACATTATCTTTCACCTACATATTGCTTTGTTTGAATTAATTGAACTTTCTCATAATGCTGATTAGAAGCACCAACCAAGATGTAAATCCATAACAAAGCTATCACTACTAATGCTGCAGAATAAGCAAAAATCTGTGCGAATCTAATTAGAAACCATTTGTTGAAATTGTTTAATTTATATTTTCTATATTGTTTTCTAGTCATTTTTTAACCTCCTCATAAGTGGTATATAACCTCAAAAATTAATACAAATATTAATAGCAATATGACGACAACAGATGCCCTGCCTATATCGCTTACAACGAAAAGTAAAAAGTAACCAATCCCAATAAAAACAAGTAAAATTGTGTATGAAATCATTGTGAATAACAATGTTTCTAGAATTTTATACATGCTTATCCTCCGTTCTTCCCAGTACGTTTAATAATCTCGTTCACTCGTATCACGCTCTCAAGATCGTACACTTTATTCTGCAACTTGCTGTTTGTGTCCAACAATTGACTGTTTGTGTCCAACAATTGACTGTTTGTATCCAACAATTGACTGTTTGAATCCAATAACTGATAAATCATGAAGTACGATGACACAAGTGATACTGCTAAAATCAAAATCGCAAAGCTTTTAACTTTTTCCATTTTCTCCCCCTCATACACTTAAAAAACTTTCCCGTCTCACTGGTTGGTTTTTATTTTGCATTTTTTAAATATTCATTTACTTGCTTTAAGCTGTAGTACACTCTGTTTCCTCGTCTGATTTTTGGAAAATCTCGCCTATCTAAGAAATGTTTTCGACAAGTTGCTAACTGCTTGTACGCTGGAAAACATCTTTTCCAAACTTGCTCTGCAGATAGAATTTCATCATTGTTTTTGATTTCTTCTACTACGGATTGATGAACCTTATCAAATAACTTATCCACTAATTGATTTGCTATATTGTCATATAGCTCGCTACTTTCAATTGTTATGTTCATTGTTACACCTCCTTTTTAATTTTCCAGAAACAAAAACACCAATGCAGAAAATTGATTTGTAACCATGCTTCTACATATTTGTTTCCGTCTTCTTCATAAATTGTTAGATGATGTTTCATGATTTTCTCCTTTATATATTTTTGGTTCAAATTCAACACTAATTTCTGTTTTGGAAATCTTATTTAAAATTTCTTCTAGTTCGGCTGCTTGTTTTTTGGCGGATTCAAGAAGCTCTTTTAATTCTTCAAGTCCTTTCACATTTAGTTTTACTTCCAATTTCATTCGAATTACCTCCTCATTTTTTAATCCTTACTTTGCATTTTGTAAAGTGTAGTCGTAAAAAAAATAGTCTGGTTTAACACCAAAATAATCTGCAATTTTAATCATTACACTGTATGGTGGAATTCTTAAGCCGTTTTCAATCATTGAGTAATAACCGTGATTGATGCCAATAGCATTTGCAACTTCTTTTTGAGTTTTCAACCCTCTTTTATTAATTAATTTTTTATTCTTCACTTTCACACCTCACTTTGCAATTTGTAAAATCATTATACTTTGCATTTTGTAAAATGTCAACTGTATTTATGACATTTTGCAAATTTTCTTTATTTTACAAATTGTAAATGTTATACTTTACTAAAAGTAAAGTTAAAAGAGGTGTTAATATGAGTTTTGGCGCTAAGTTAAAAGAATTGAGAATAAATAAAAAAATGCAACAATCAGAGCTAGGAAATCTATTAAACTTATCACCGTCTACAATATCTTTGTATGAAAGTGACAGTAGAAAGCCTACTCCTGAAATTATTACTAAAGTCGCAGACATATTTCATGTAAGTACTGATTATTTGTTAGGTAACACTACTTCTAAAAGAAAATATTATGATCTAACAGAAAAAGATGAAAAAAATCTTGAGAAAACACTAGAGAAATTAGTAGAAGAATTAGATAACGGCTTGTACTCAAAAGATATGGAAGAATATGACGAAGAGTCTAGAAATTTACTAATTAATGCTTTATCAATGGGACTAAGCGTTGCTAAGAAAGAAGCTAAACGCAAGTTTACTCCTAAGAAATATCGAGATTAAGGTAGGTGTTGCCATGGGTATTAGCGATTATATAAATAAATTAGTCCGTGAGCATGGTACAAGCAATCCTTTTAAAATTGCTAAAGAAAAAGGAATCGTTATTCTTGAGGTTGAGTTAGGCAATATAAATGGGTATTACCGTAAATGCAACAATATTAAGATGATATATATTAATAGCGAATTGGAAGAAAGTAGGAAGCTGTTCACTTGTTGTCACGAGTTAGGACACGCTATCTTACACCCTAACGAACCAGCTTTGTCATTGGGAATAAATTCAAATCGTATTAAGATTGAAAGTGAAGCGAATGAATTTGCAACTAAGCTGCTCTTATATGGAAAGGATGAATATCTGTATGAGTCAAAATATCAGTTGCTGCATGTTTATGGAATTGAAGAAGAAATGGAAAAATATTTAGATTAGTAAAAAACACCATTCTCAAAAAAGGAGTTGTATTATGTTTGATTGGTTAAAGCCTAAAAATGAAATGTATATAGAACAATTAGCAAGTTTTGATTATTCACAATTAGAATTAGAATATGCTTATAAAAAATCAGGTGGGAAAAATAACACTATAATTTCAGGAGATAATATTGTTCGTATTGTATTTGAAAATGATAATCCGCATGATAGTTATGCAGTATCTGTGTATGCTTACAATTTAAAAATTGGTTATATTCCTGCTCACGATGCGCTTACTGTTAGAAAGATGATTAAACCATTAGTTAGCCTAAGATTGTATTATTACAATGAAAAATATAGAGCAGAAATAACTATTGAATACAAAGGTTTAAAAAAATAATGTACATAATCGATTACAAACAAATGATTAAATAAAAAAATATAAAACAAAAGCCCATTAGGGCTTTTTCTGGAAATTGAAACGAACATACGTTCATTTAAGGAGGTGTTGCCCTACCCTTTCAACCAAAATCGTCTCACTGGTTGGTACAGAAAGGAAAATGAACATGAAAAATAGAAAACCAACAAAATATGCAGGAATTTTCAGTTACGAGAGTAAAGGAATGAAACTATACGGACTGAAATTTTCTCATAAAGGAACACAAGTGCAAAAACAAGGATATACTAGCTTAGCTACTGCTAGACAAGCTAGAACAGAAATCTCAACAGCTATTGAAACTGGAGAATACTTCAAGAAAGAATATACATTAGATGAGTATTTTCAGATATATGTTAATCTGAAAGTTAAGAGTGGAAAATGGAATAAAAATTCTGAGGGAACATTAAGAAAAATTTATGCTATGATAAGTCAAAAATTGAAAGATAAAAAAATGGAAGATATTTCTAGACAAGATATTCAATTGCTTAATATCGCATTAGGACAAAAATATCGTACAAAAACCATATCTTCCATTTTAGGATTATTATCAAGTATTTTTGAACATGCTTATCAAAATGAATTTTTATCACGAAATCGAGCGAAAGGAATTGAGCCTGTCCAAAATGATAAACAAAAATTCAGTAAAGAATTATCACTTGAAGATTTTAGTATTGTAAAAAAATACGTTGCAGATCATTGTGATGTTATCGTACAAGCTATGTTTATGCTGCTTTCATACGGATTGCGAAGAGGCGAAACGTTAGCGATTAGGCAATCCGTTATTAAGTATGAAGAACATTTTACTAAAATCCATATCGATAAAAGTAGAACAGAATATTATCCTGACGGAAAAGGTACAAAAACAGGTAAAGAACGAGATATATTCATCACTACTGAAGATACTGCATTACTAAAAAAAGCTATTAAATTAAGTAAAGAACGATATATAGCTAATAAGAATATAAATTACTCGAAAAATTCATGGATTTTTGTAGGTGCTACTGGAGAACCTTTACCAGTACAATATATCAATCGTATATTTAATAATATCACATTACAAACAGGTATTAAAATTACTCCTCATATTCTTAGACATTTTTTTGCTACTCAAGCCCAATCTTCTAATATAAACCCTCGATTAGTAGCAGATTTTTTAGGACACAAAAATATCGCTATGACAAACCATTATACTCACGCTACAGATGATGGAGGGATTTTAGTAATGGAAAAAGTCAACCAAAAAATCAACTAGATAAAACCACTAAAAACAAATATAATATAACACTAATAATATCAGCGCTATATTCTAAAAATGGTTAAAGTTATGTTTTTGTGCAGTATTATATATGTATCTAGTAATGTAATCCTTAAAAAAACTTTAACTTTTTTATGTAGTATTTTAATAGGTTTCTGTGCAACTTTCGATTACAATAGTATAGTAAATGAAATTTTAAGGAGAATGATATGAATTCAAACGATATTGTAATTATTAGTGCTACAAGAACAGCTATTGGAAAATTTGGAGGACAATTCGCTTCAATCAGTGCTGTTGAATTAGGTACAGCCGTTGCAAAATCTGCGATTGAAAAAGGAAAAGTAGATCCAAGTTTAATCGATACCGTTATTTTTGGACAAGTATTACAAGCAGGGATTGGTCAAAACCCTGCGCGTCAAGTTGCCTTAAACTCAGGATTACCTCATACTAGTACAGCTTTAACCGTAAATGAAGTTTGTGGTTCTGGATTAAAATCTATTTTATTAGCAGCTCAAGCTATTCGTCTAGGAGATGCTAAAATCGTATTAGCAGGTGGTATGGAAAATATGTCTTTAGCCCCACATCTACTTCCAAATCGATTTGCTACTAAAAATGGAAATTGCACGATGATTGATGCTTTATTCCACGATGGCTTAACAGACGCCTTTTCGAATGAAGCGATGGGAATTACTGCTGAAAATCTAGTTAATAAATACGGATTTACTCGTCAACAATTAGATGAATTTGCAGCTCACTCTCAACAAAAAGCATACCAAGCACAACAATCTGGTGCATTTGATAAAGAAATTACACCTATTAAAATCACGAATAAAAAAACAAAACAAGTCGTAGCGATTGATAAAGATGAATTTATTCGCCCTGAAACAACTGTTGAATCTCTAAGTTCATTAAGACCTGCCTTTAAAAAAGATGGAGTCGTAACAGCGGGAAATTCTTCAGGTATCAATGATGGTGCAGCCGCTTTAATTTTAACAACACGAGAAGTAGCTAACACTTTAAATTTACCAATCTTAGCAACTTTAACAGGATATGCTGAAGCAGGAGTCGACCCTTCTATTATGGGAATTGGACCAGTCCCTGCCATTGAAAAATTAATTCAAAGAACGCATATTCCATTAGATCGAGTGGATTTATTTGAATTGAACGAAGCTTTTGCTGCTCAAAGTTTAGCAGTCATAAAAGATTTGAAAATCAATCCAGAAAAAGTGAATATCCACGGCGGTGCTATCGCATTAGGACATCCAATCGGTGCTTCTGGTGCTCGTATTGTAGTGACTTTAATTCACGCTTTACAACAACGTCAATTACAAACCGGAATTGCTTCTCTATGTGTAGGTGGCGGAATGGGTGTAGCCTTAAGCTTAAAAATTGAACAATAAAATAGCATGATACAAATAAGCCAAGCATCTACTTAGGATGCTTGGCTTGTTTCATTTCTAATTTCTTTTGTATTTGACGTTTTTGATAATAGTGTCGAATTTCTTCGTTTTCTTCTGTAGACTGATAAGTCACTGAAATTCGATGTTCCCCTGTCCAACTTTCTACTAATTCTTCTACACTCGGTAATGTTAAATTAGGAAGTTCTACTGAAATGGATAATGTATCCCTCCAAATTTCATAGCGAATTTGGAATAATAATCGTCCCACTCTTAGTAAGATTTCTCGTTTTTCGGTATCCATTTGATAGGCTTTTTCGAAAAATTTCTGCATATACATTCTAAAATTATAATAGACATCATTAACGGTCTCTACTCCCATTTCAAAAAACAATTCGAAGAACGTATCAAAAAAGAGTTTTAAATCTTCATCCGAAACTACTTCTGTCCATTGTTTAAACGTTTGATCTGTTAATTGGCTATTTCTCGTTAATTCGGTTAATTCAACAAAATGATCTTCTTCAATATTCCACATTAAAGCACTATGCTGAGAAATCCCACTTCCCTGACTTTCAATAATATGATATGGAACTTGAGATTCTAACATTAAACCTACGATTGAATCTTGAGGAATATATCTTTTGGCTTTAGACACCACTCTTTGATAACCTTCTGTATCTAAAATCGAGCGATGAACTCCAGGTGAATCCCAACAATATATTTTATGAATTCGATTTTGAATAGCTTCCTCTTGCATTGCACTCGCATATAAAGAAAGATTTCCACCTTTAGAATGTCCGGATATACTTAAATTTCCTTCAAATAGCTCTGCTTGTTTTCTTAAATATTCAATCGCATCTGTTTGTGCAGGAATCAAGTCAGAATAAGTCATCATAAAGTCTTCTTTCCAACCTGTTAAGCTTTCATCCGTTCCTCTAAAAATAATCCAACGAGTATGCTCTTCCCATTGATAGCAAACTGCAGCAAATTGTTTCGTCAATTCATCATCAATATCATTCATAAATCCAAATACTTTAATCTCTTTATAACGCTGACTTTCAGACACAATTTCTAGTAATTGAATTCTCTCGGAAGTAATCATAAATGGATTATGTTCCTGTAGTTTTTCTTGAACTTTAGCAAATTCTTTTCCTAATTGTTCAAGAGAAATCGCCTCTGTTACATCGAATGACTTAGGAACAATCTCATCAAATGGTAAATAAGCAATCTCTGTTAGAATTAAAACATCAATATCTGTAAGTGATTTATCTTCAAATGTTTGATTTCCATATTGTTGAACATAAGTAATTAAATTTCCCATGAAAAGCTCCTTTCTGACTCTTGTATTCTTTTCAGTAGTGTACCACCTAACTTGTACAAATGCAAAATTAAAAAAGACTTTTCTGTTGTAGTTGTTGTGGATTTCGTTCCCTCTTACTACAACAAAAAGTCTAATTCATATTTTCATTATTTATCTTGAATCCATTTTCCAGAAGCATCTACACGATAACCATCTGGTGTTTTAGTATTCACTAACATTGCGCCAGATGAACCTAAATAATAGTCTCCAACCCAACGGTTTGCTTGCATTACACCATCTGCATTGAAGTAGTACCATGCATTACTAATTTCTTTCCAGTCTGTTTGCATTGCTCCACTATTATCCATATAGTACCAAGCTCCGCTCACTTTTTGCCATGAAGTACGCATGGCACCATCCGTATTGAAATAATACCATGTACCATTTACTTTTTCCCAGTTAGTGCTCATTACACCACTTCCATCAAAATAGTACCAAGTTCCGCTAATGTTTTTCCAATCAGTGACCGCACTATTATCTTCATAGTAATACCAATTACCACCATTTTGTTGCCATCCTGACAATGTAGATTCATCAGAACCATTTGAATCTGAACTAGACGAAGACGCTGCATGTTGTTTGTTTAATGGTGTGCCATCGGCAGTTTGTGGGCGATACGCTCCTTTTGAACGACCAATTTCACAAGCTACTCCATCATGGTCTCTATCTAAATTTTCAGAATATCCTTCTTCACCACGAGCAATATTTCCATATCCTGCAGCCCAAGCTTCCTTACAACTTCTAAAATGTACACGTGCTTCTACTTTTTGTTCAAGCCCAAGAGCTAACAATGTAGCAGCTGCACTGAATACGACTAAACCTTTAACTTTTTTCATATAAAATCCTCCTTCTTATTACAAATTCAGTATATCACAAAATAAAGTTTGAACAAGAAAAATTTTTCTTCCTTTTTTACAAGGAGAGTGCTATACTTTGGACTTGAAAATAGTGAAACGGGGGCGTTAAAAATGCAATTAGGATTTGATAGCGAAAAATACCTGGAAGAACAAAGTCAATATATTTTAGAACGAGTGAATAGTTATGACAAACTCTATCTAGAATTTGGTGGAAAGCTCATCGGAGACTTCCATGCGATGAGAGTATTACCTGGATTCGATCCAGATGGAAAAGTCAAACTACTCTATCGCCTAAGAAACCAAGCAGAAATTATTATCTGCGTTTATGCTGGGGATATCGAACAAAATAAAGTTCGTGGAGATTTAGGCATTACTTATGACCGAGATGTCTTAAGAATGATTGATGATTTACATCATTGGGATTTGAAAATCAATAGCGTACTCATTACAAGATACACTGGTCAACCAGCTGCGACACAATTCAAAAATATGTTAGAACGTAGAGGGATGACTGTTTATACTCACGGTCATACAGAAGGCTATCCAATGGATGTGGATACCATTGTAAGTGATGCTGGATACGGAGCAAACGCATATATCGAAACGACTCGTCCATTAGTTGTTGTTACAGCGCCTGGAGCTAATAGTGGAAAACTAGCCACTTGTTTAAGTCAGCTATATCATGAAACACAAAGAGGTCGTTCAGCAGGTTATGCAAAATTTGAAACATTCCCTGTATGGAATTTACCATTAAACCATCCAGTTAACATCGCTTATGAAGCTGCAACAGCTGATTTAGAAGATGTCAATATGATTGATCCATATCATTTGGAAAAATACGGCATCACGACTGTTAACTATAATCGTGATATCGAAGCATTCCCTCTATTAAGAAGAATTTTAAGAAAAATTTACAAGGATCAAGAAATCCCTTATTACTCACCAACAGATATGGGAGTTAACCGTGTAGGATTTGCGATTACAGATGACGCAGTCGTACAAGAAGCATCTAAACAAGAAATTATTCGAAGATACTACCACTTACAATGCGATTACAAACGTGGAATTAGTACATTAGAAACTGCGCAACGTGGAAAATACATTATGGATGAAATGGGACTAACTCCTCAAGATCGTCCTGTTGTAGAAAAAGCATTGAGCAAATCTAAAAAATCAAACACAGAAGTCGTTGCGATTGAATTACCAAATGGTAAAATGATTACTGGAAAACAAAGTGAAACAATGACAGCAGGAGCTGCTTGCCTATTAAATGCGATTAAAGAATTAGCTGGTATTCAAAAAGATTTACATCTATTACCTCCTGTGATTCTTGAATCCATTACAAAATTGAGTCAAGATGTGTTCCACCAACAACGTCGATCACTTGATAGTAAGGAAGTTTTAATTGCTTTAAGTATGTCAGCTGTTACAAATCCATCAGCAGAAGCAGCTAAAAATCAATTAGTCTTTTTAAGAAATTTACAAGCGCATAGTACAGTTATTTTACAAAAAGCAGATGAAGAAATTTATCGTGATTTAGGAATTACCATTACGAGTGAACCATCGTTTGCAGGAAATAGTTTCTATTATAGCCATTAAACACAAAACAGGATTGAAGGAATCTCCCCTCAATCCTGTTTTAATTTTTATTAATGAATGGCTCCACCAATTGTTTTTAAATCTTCTTTACCATGATAATCAATGACTGTTTCTACACAAAGAGTTAAAGCTTGAACCATTTCTTCTAATTTCATAGAAGGATATTGATTTTTTCCTTTTACTTGTTCAGGTAAGAAAGGTACATGAATAAATCCAGCTTTTAGCGAAGGATGATTTTTAGAAGCATAATACAACACTTGATACATAATATGATTACATACAAATGTACCAGCAGTATTTGAAACAGAAGCAGGAAAGCCTGAAGAAGTCATTTTATCCACCATTGCTTTAATTGGTAAAGTAGAAAAATATGCACTCTCTCCATCTTCCTGAATTGGAAAATCGATTGGTTGGTTTTCTTCATTATCCGCAATACGTGCATCGTCAATATTAATCGCAATACGTTCAGGTGTAATCCCTTGTCTTCCACCTGCTTGACCTACACAAATAACTACATCAGGTTGGAAAATTTCAATTTCATTTTTTAACACTTCAAATGATTTTTGAAAAACGGTAGGAATTTGAATTCCTTTAATTTCTGCACCCTTTATATTTTGAGGAATACGACGAACAACTTCCCAAGAAGGATTAATACTTTCTCCACCAAATGGATCAAAACCTGTTAATAAAATTTTCATCTGTACACTCTCCTTTAATTCAAAATACAAAAAAAGCACTCGTAAGAGTGCTAGGGATGACCCGTACGGGACTCGAACCCGTGTTACCGCCGTGAAAGGGCGGTGTCTTAACCGCTTGACCAACGGGCCATACTAAAAATTCTACAAAATATGGAGAGTAAGGGATTCGAACCCTTGAGACAGGATTACTGCCTACACGATTTCCAATCGTGCTCCTTCGGCCAGCTCGGACAACTCTCCAGCTAACCAACTCCGCAAGTAGGGCTCGAACCTACGACATCATGATTAACAGTCATGCGCTCTGCCAGCTGAGCTATTGCGGAATCAAGACAAGTTCACCCA